CTACTGTTGCATCCGATATCTGTAACGTATATTCTGGCTCCTGGTGTTTTTCAAGGTATGCAATCGTTCAATTTAGCCGTTCAATTTTATGTTCCGCATCTTCGGCAGCTATCTTGAATGATATACCTTGCGCGTTAGATACTTCCAATTCATCCTGCAAATGCCTTATTAGTTGCGTCTGATACTCATTGGCCGCCCGATATTCAACCAGTAGCGACTTGAGCTGGCTGAGCTGCCGGTACGGGAGGAGTCATGGCAGCTTCTGGAGCTGTTCCTTGATTTTGTTGAGCATTTTCTGGGTTGATAGAGAATAATTGCTTGAGTTTATCAATTTTTTCAACATTTTCCTTCTTGATTTCATCTTTTTTGCTGTTGGCCTTGAGTCAGTTTGAGTCATACCCATAAGCGTCTGACATCCATGCTACTATTTCATCCAAATTGACGAATTGCTTCAATTTTGCCATCATTTCTCATGTTTGGTCCATAGTGGCAACATTTGCAAGAGTGCTTATGTTGTTTAGATATTCACTTACTTTCTGCCTTTCTAGGATAGGAAGCACCGAATTGGTAGAGGCTGTGGTAATTTTTACTCCTACACCCTGAATAACATCGGGCTTTAGTTCAAAGTATCCATATTTACCAATATCTTCCGTGAAGATGCTCTGTCCATTTTTCTTTTCGACGGAATAATTGTCGATTCGGATCTTAGGGAAGATAGTTTTGAGAATTTTCCCGTCCTCTCATTTAATAGTTTCCTTAAGAAGTGCAGGGGCGAACTGTTTGATACGTGAGAGCATTTGCGTAAGAGCATCGTCAAGCCCGATATTGTAGTTTTCGTCTACGGAACTATTGCGTACGCTCTTATTAGCTTCCACCAATTCCTCCTGACCGAGTGTCGATGCAGATGCCTCGAACTGCGCGAGAGGATTTATACCTGTATCCGCTACCACCTGTTTGTCGAGCAAATCGAGAACCGATGTGAAGTATCCGAGGTTTGGCGATGTGTTCATTTGTTGCACATGTTCTGCGCCTCCTGTTGTTCTCCAGATATTTACTCATCGTCCTCATACTGTCCAATCTTGTCATACTTGATCATCGTTTCCAGTAAGTAGATGGATGCCTGACGACATTGCTGCACCTGATAAGATATCTTGGAATATCTCTGACTTGTAAATCTTTAGATATTGTACACGTTCAGGGATACCCTCTCACCAAAATCGGTTGGCGTTTGAATAGTGCTGAATGTTTACGAACGGTAGTTTTCAATCATCGTACAAGTACAAACCATTGTAAATAATGACTGCCTCATTCGCAACGATAACATATTTCTTAAGGAATCTGTGAAAATAATGGTAGATTATAACGTGGCGAGTATCAATAGATCGATCATCCTTATTCTTCGGGTTGATATCGTTCCAGTACGTTACAAGGTCAGTATTGATAAATGCCTTGTTCTTTGAGTAACGGTTGTTGAATTCTATTGCTGTGATACGCTCCTTATACACACAGTCATCCGCATATTGCACGTCGGGTTGTCCGTATGCGTTGTCATCAATGAAGAAGTCTTTTGGATGGATAGCTTTAGGGAAGAAGAACCACGTACTGTTCATAGTCTTCTCGAAATCACTTTGATTCAAAATGTCGGTATCTCCTTCAATTTCGCTGTCCTTTTTTAGAGAATATCTCCATTCTCGGTAATTTCTTGGGCCAGTGAAAAATATTCCTGATCAATAGGTTGACTTGTTTTCTCGTAGATATTTATTTTCCTTCCAGAAATTATCCTTTCCATTTCCGTCAAGAAAGAAATTCATGGCGAATTTGGTTGGCTGCAATTGTTCAATGTTTGCTTGACCGTCTGGGACAATATCAAAAGCGCATTTACCATTTGTTCTACCCATATATATTTCCCGAAGCGTTTTTTCTACCGGGATGTTCACTTGTAGTTCTCCGTTGTTATCGTAAAAAGAAATTGAGTTTGTTTGCGTCTCGTATTCGTCCCACTGTTTGTCAAATGGGGAACGCTTAGATCGCATTTTTACAATACGGTCACGAACAAACACCAACCAATCGGCATCACTCCAATCATCAGAGTTTACGATATCAAGTTGGCTATTAGCTATCATCTTTCGGTTTGCCATATCGGGAAGTTACGTGTTTTCCATATTATACGAATCGAAAAAACGAATGCAAACGCCGATTTTTGCACACTATTCCTTGTATTCCAGACACTCGGACTCTTCGGCGATGAAATCGTAATAGTACAAAGTCTTGTTTATCTTGTACTCAGTATTTATAAGCGGGAGAAGTCTTTTAGCATAGTCTGAATCCTCTCCATATCTCAAATCGCTATAAGGCACGCGCATCGCTACGTCTTTTCGGTAGCACATAATATGGTTTGGGATTCTTTCATATCTGTCAGGGAAATTCCTGTCTGTGAAGTCCTTGCTGTAATAAACCTTTTTGTATGGTCATCCATTGACAGAGCATTCTACCTCATAGCATATGCACTCTGCGCCGCTTTCTATCGCTTTCAGCAGTTCAAACACGTAATCTTCTGTTATCCTGTCATCATCATCGATCATTACGATGTATTCGCCATTTGCAAGCGATAGAAGTTTGTTCCGCTTGTCCCCGAGTGATATTTTCTTGTTGTCGGTATGTACTACTACTTCCACCTCATCGGTTATCTGCGGCTTTAGCTGATCCAATATGCGACCAAGTTTCTCGTATCTGGAAAGCACTGATGGGATTAGTATAGAGAGCTTGATTCCTTCTGTCTTTTCTCTCCGATTCCATTCCGGATGCTCGTCTTTCACAACCTCCCACGCAAGTTTGTCTCGGTTGATACGCTTTCTTACTAGCGCTATTGTTTCCGGGGCATTTATACTCTTGCTCTCGAAGTGGTGGCACAACCCGCCAAATCAAACTGAATGCTTTTGTGTTTCGTATATCCAATTGTCTCAATACCATAAATCAAGACGTTCGTCTATCGGCACCCAATCCTCTTTCCGCATCATAAAACACCACCCGGCTATATTGTCTTGGCTGGTAGTTGTAATTTTAGGAAGGCAGAACGGATCCTTGCCACGGGTTGATATTGGGCAAGCTACTTTATGCGACTCCAATATTGTCATAAGCGTCGTATCGAGTCATTGTGTCAGAAGTAGATCATTGTTTATAATCCATACGATAGACCCTTTTGCTTGCTGTACTCATTGATTCCATTTTTGGTTCACTCAATCCGGGCCATCGAGTATGATTATCTCGTGCTCAACTGACACTTTTTCTTTTATTTCCTCAAGTATCTGTTTTGTGTAGAATTCCTGTCAAAATACTGGGATGATGATACTAACCATGTTTGGTAATATGAGTGGATATTTTAATAGTCTCTGGGTTGCCTATATGTTCACATTTTACTCCTGTATGCGCCCATATTGTTACCCCAAATTCCTTTGCACGCTCGAAGAAAAGTAGGTCCTCGCTCATATATCTCTTGAATCGAAGCGTTCAATCTTTCAACTTCGCAAAGTCCACGCGATCATCGCGCACCCATTCCCCATCATCGTCGTAATACCAGCACATTTTTGCTTCACAAGGACGATCGAAGTGGTCAGATACGAGTTGTACTACTTCTCGCTCGATCAATACACACCCCATGCCACAATTGGCAATCTGTATGACTCCGTATCATTCTGGTAATGACTTGTATTGTACGTACTCATGCTCTCATGTCTGTTTTGTCTGTTCTGAAAATATGCAAAGAGCATGTGATCAGTCTTCCTTTGGAGTCCTTGTTGGAATTAGGCCTGATATAATAGGCTTTCTTGCCTCGATTAGCTTGTCAATAGCGTCAACCGACTCCGGTGGGTTGTCATCGTCCAAAAAAAGAAGATAGTCACAATCAGAAGAAAGAAAATCCTTTATGAGCGTATTGCGTGCGTGTGCTATGTCCGCTCGGTTGGTATGCACGATTGTTATATCGTGTTTGCTGGTCTTTAGTAGTGCGTATAAGAATACTGCCATTTGTGTGGGGATAGTCCCCATAGTGGGCATTGCAACTGATATTTTCATATTGGTAAGTTATCGAATCTCCATCTTCCCTGTCAATCTGTTGAAAAACGCTCGTTTATTGCTTTCCTGTCCAGGTGGTACGTCTCTTTTTCCGTCCAGGACTTCACATGCCTGCGCTATACAGTCAATCACGTCATCGTGCTTTCAGTTTGGGAAATCTGAGAACTGTTTCTCGATTTTCATGGTGAATGAACGATCTGGCATATCCCTTCGTAAATGAATGGCGGATATTGATACCTTTGGCTCGAGAATGAATTTCACACGGTCTTCCTTCTTGCCCCTTGGGTGGTACGAGTTCACTATGATATATCGGTTGTTCTCTTTCAGATACGATTTAAAGTCAACGAGGAATTTAGACTGGTCTTTATTTATCGCTACTTCCTCGATGGATATGAAGTCTACTTTGTATCCATCCATTGTCATACGGTCGTACATAGATAGTATGGCAGCGAATGTCTTAGATGGGGCAGAGGTGTCAGCGTATCCGTCCAACTGGTAATAGTTGCCACTAATCTTATGCTTTCCAAAACCTAGAACGACAGCATCATCAGATTGTTTTGAAGTAGAAAAGGCGGGGTCAACGAATATTCAGCATTTCAGATCATCCTTTTTTAATATTCCATCTGCCCGCTCAAAGTCAGACATTAGGAAGTATTTTATATTTGCCATGTTAAATATGTTTGATGATGATGCAATTGGGTCTTGTTGGTATAGAGCTGCCCAGTCTTTCTGAGATACTACCGCCTTTTCATGCTCAGTATGTCACTTATCCCACTTTCCTTCCCAGATGATCTCGTTTCATTCTTCATCGATCGCAGGGATAGTGAGTATTTCCCATTTGTCTCAACCGTTCTTTTCTTCGGCCAGAAGGTATCATGCCAGATCGTTTACGTTCCAGCGGGTCATCATAACAATGATAGCGGAGTCTTGGTTTTGTTTACGTGTGTAGAATGTGGAGGTGTACCAATCAATGACACGCTGCTGTATGACTGGCGATTCTGCGTCTTGTCGGTCTTTCACGGGGTCGTCTATTATGCCTATATCGAAACCCTTACCGGTAGTAGCGCCGCCAACACCGACAGTATACATGCCGCCTCATTGTGATGTTTCCCAATTTCCCCCCTCTGCTTTATCGTCAGACAGTTTGAAATCTGGAAAGAGCTTCTTGAATTCGTCACTTCTCACAACTTGGCGAGATTTACGCCCAAAATCATTTGCTAGGTCAGCACCGTATGAAGAAAGCATGATGCGCTTCTTCGGATTACGTCAAAGTACCCATGTAGGGAAGCGGATAGAAGCAAGCTCCGACTTTCCAACACGGGGCCGGATGAATATCATGAGTCTTTTGATTTCTCAACGTTCTACTGCTTCGAGTTTGTCTATGATGCGCTGGTGGATATTCTTTCCTCCCTGGTGCGCGATCATCTCATAGTCCGGTTTCGTGAATTTGGTAAAGTTGGACAACTTTCTGCGGGAAAGTTCTCTGCGGGCGAGCTCTCGTAGTGCTTCCTGCTTTGTTACCATTTCTAGAATATAAAGCGATACAGTACATACCAAAAACCACAAATACCGTGGAAAATAGCCCACAGTATTGATGCGTTTCGTTCATACGACATTCCGATGGCAATAACTGCCCACAATAGTCGGATGTAGTTTGCTAGTTCCATAGTTTATTCATTAG